TATACACTTCAAGGATAATTCTACACAAACAATACATGGTAACTTCCGAAAAGATATGGAAGATGGTGGTCTGGGTATACGCTTTAGAGTAACTGATCCAGATGAATGTGAAACATATTATGACTCATGGAAATAAATATGGACAATTATACAAAACGTCACATGTATCGTTCGGTACAATCACTAATCAGAGATTATATTGATCATGATGACGTATGGGATGATGATGATCATCTAGAGTATAACACATTCCTCAATGGAGAAATCCAAGGTATGTATCGTATAATCTCAATCATTGACTCATACTCAGATGCGTCAAGCTTTGAAAAACATTGTAAAGACTACGCTTATGAAATGCGTAAAGCTCATACAATGAATCTCAAGGAAATCAATGATGACTGATGATACAAAACTATATCAAGTTACTGTGCCATATCAAGAAACATGTTATGGTACAGTATACTATGAGATAAAAGCTCCTAGCATGGAAGTTGCTGAAGCATCATTCAGATCTGTGGATTCCTATCAATACTATCAAGATACAGTAATAGATGGTTCATCAAACTACCAAGAGTTTACTGATGAATACGATATTACTTGTCTCGATGAATTAGGTTAACATGCTTATGTTAACAGAAACTGAAGTAATCACAGCGAGTAAATGCTACTACTTTGATGTACCATATTCAGAAACTATGTATGGTACTCTACGTTGCTATGTCCAAGCAGACAATCAACAAGAAGCAGAAGCTGCTATTCGCTCTGGAGACTTCACTGAAATCGAATGGGAACAAACAGATTCAGACTATCTACAATACTATCAAAACGATGCAGAATGTGTACAAATAAACTGCACACAATGTAAAGAAGAGATAATCTATGGAACAGACTGTAATTGTACTGACGGTTGGAATGATCCTGATATCTACACTCCTGACCAACTTTATTCTACTAACCAATTAGGGAACTAATATGAAATCATTACTTGATCAAATCTTTGCTGATAAACTCGCTCGTAAAGTAACTAACTTTGATGGTGCTGACGTTATGTTTCGTCGTACTACAAATCGTTACGGACCAATCGGTACATTCTCAAAGAACAAAGTATATCTGACTCTTGGTCGTTGTGAAACTACAGGACGTTTTGTCTCTCCTAATGACCTGTAATGCTGAGATTACAGATTATTGTAATTAATACAATCATGCCTCCTCTTGTCATAATCTCACTGGTGATGTAATGAACTATATACCTACCGATGAACTCATCGACACTCTAAATGAAATAAGTAAAAAACCTTACATCGATGCACCCGAAGATATAGATATGATCACACTAGCTATTCAACGTATTGAATCATTGACTAGCCAAGTAAATTATATGCGTAACAGATCGTACATGGCAGAGCATATCGTAGGTCAGTTATATATTCAAAACTATGAATATGAAATGGAAATGTAATGAAAGTCTATGCAGAAACTAATAACTTCACTATATGGCATTGTGTTGACGATATGGGTGTTCCTATGGAATCCGTATTCTACTTTGAACACAATGAGTTGGGTGATGAACTAGGTGGCAAGATATGGGCAGTAGACGGATACATCGAAGACTACGATGGTGTCTACTCCCTTCCTGCTGAAGTAGAAGCTAAGTTTCTAGGATTTATGTAATGTCATTATGGAAAGATAAAATGCTTGATGAGCTTGATCAGCTTGTCGATGATATGGTTAAAGAAGAATTTAGTACAGTAATTAGAAATTTAGAAGACTCTGTTGCTGATGCTATTTCTGTATTCGATAACAACATCTCTGATACAGCAGATCAATATGCTGATGGTGTCGATGCTAAAGACATTCAAGCTGCTATCATGCAGTATCAATGTTCAGCAGAGAAACGTCTCAAGGGACGTATCATGGACTACATTAAGGGTTACTAATGACTACTAACAAACCTTTTCATATCAAGTATCCTTTATCTAAAGATGAAGCAATGGAGTACATGTTTCAATACCAATACTCTAAAGAGCGACAGGATGGTCGTTCCTTCAGAAGTTTCCTAGTGCGTAAGCTAGGTAAACGATAGTGAAAGACATTAGGAAATATTCTAATGATGAGCTATCTCTTAATGTATTCAACGATGCATACTTCTACAATGAGTTATGGAATGTCGATTACGTCATTGCATTAGTCAAAGAAGAATTCATATACAACAATAAACAAATGGAAAAGTTGATATATGATATCGAAGAATACAAAAAAGAACAGGATGTTCAACAGGCACTCGCAAGAGGTGAGTGTCAGTAACATTAAATTTCTCAGGGTTCCCATGTGGAGCCTTGAGATTCTTTTATTTTTTATGAAGAACCGACATCCCAGAGCACAATGTTTTTTGTTTGTGTTTTTTTTTTTTTTTTGTAACAACCGACATCCCGGAGTATGCTTTCGGGCATTGGATAACATAGTACCCATATGTGTTGCTTTTGGGTATAAATGAATAATATATTAGCTATAAGTCTACACAAATGATGCTTTTATAGGCAATTGGTGTAAACTTATCCACAGATAAATGGGAGTACATTACATAAAATGTAATTATCTATGCATAGTATTCCTATGCAAGGGAGAGAACACATGAACATTGAAATATCAGATGAAACTATCTGTGAAATAATTAAACAAGAGTTACTAGAGTTACATAAGCATTGTGTAGATGATCTATATGGTGCTGAAGACCCTGATGCATTACAAAATGCATTATCACTAGTCTTAAAACAATACATGATACCTTCAGAATACAATATGTGGGTTGAGTTACAATAAGATAGAGGCTCGCAAGCTCGCCTCAAGTAATAAGGAAATAAAATTATATGGCATTTAATCCAAAATCATTGGACAACCTAGCACCTAAAATTACATCTGTAGAACAAGCTAGAGAAATGCAAAGAAACTCTGTTATATCTCGTAAAGCTAACAGAGAAGCTCGTGAACGTCTAAAGCTAACTGCTGCTGAAATGAAAGTTGATGTAGAAGAACTAGCTAATGATGTATCTGCAGTAGGTTGTCTAAAAGTATTACTAGTAAAATATATGCAAGAAGGTGAGTATGATGAAGCCGCCAAGATTGCCACCACACTAGCTGAGTTTGAGACTCCTAAGCTTGCTCGTGTAGATCAAACAAATACTGAGATATCAGCAGAGGAACTATCTGATGACGAACTTAACAAGAAACTCAGAGAGCTTGGTCTTAAAGATTGATGAAGCATTAGCTTCTCTTAGAGAATACAAAGAAGAACTAGATAAACTATACCATATTGAAGCTATTGATTACGATACATATCTAGAAGTGCTAGATGAAATGGGTATAGTCGTATCACAACTAATCATGGATATGAGGATTGCCCATGACTACAAAGGACATACAGACGTATTGCCTCATGGGACACTGCAACAACCCCAAGCAAATTAAGAAAGATGTATGCGATGGATGCTACTACAGATTTCATGGTGAGCTTGGAATGCATATGTCAGAAGTAGTACGTCTAATGATTAAACGTGCTATAGAACGCAATAAGTTTGAGGTTAAAGTAACTAAGAATGACATTTATGAAGTTTGGCCTAGTGATAATAGCTGTGTTATTATGGACACTCCTTTTACCATTGGGGGTGACCTCGACACCAGTCCTTCCTTGGATCGTATTAATCCTATTAGGGGCTACGTGTCTGGCAATATTCAGATAATAAGTAATTTAGCTAATCGGATGAAAAACAATGCAGATGATGAACAACTCCTTAGATTCTCACACTACTACATCGAGTACTACAGAAAGTGGTATGTGGAAGGAAAGGTGGGAAAAGATATTAGGGCATCCAATTGAAGAACCAATGGATGAATTAGATTGGGCTGCTTATCATGAGTATTTATTATTGAGGACTAAAGAATATGAGCAAGAAAAACAAGAGCTTAGAGATTAAATACGAAGGGCAAGAAATCTTAGATGATGATTGTCAACTAACTGTTGTATCAGTAGAAGATAATAAAGTAGTATTCCATATTGATGATGAGAAAGACTGTGTGTTTACTGGTAAAGATATTGTGCATCTATTAGTAGCAGAGGGTATCGTAGCCATGTTAACTAAAGTAGTTAATCAAAAAGATGGATATAGTTATCTTATAGGAGAGTTAGATGGGGAAAGGATCGAAACCTCGTCCAATACAGAACAAGGACAAGTTTAATGACAACTGGGACAGTATATTTAAAGCTAAAGAAAGCATACCTAAAGATGTTAAAAGCGTATGCAAACCAAAAGATCAACAAAGGTCATAAGCTTTACGATAAAGTTCTTAAACTTGAGTTAGAATTAAAAGAGGATAAGTAATGTATAAAGATGATCAAGAGTATTATGGCACACACTTTTGGTATGACCCAGAAGATAATGAGTTCTGTCTTAATGTTGTATGGAAGTTTGAAAAGGGTTATGATATTCCTGACTCATGGCACTTGCAATCTGTTGAGTTAGAAGACTATAGTGATAGTTTACCACAAGGCTTGATTGAGGAAGTTAAGTGGATGTGTGGGACAGACAGAGAGATCTGGCGTTATGTTGAAAGAGAAGGTCCGTATTTCCAAATGGAAGAGGTAAACTACTCATGAGTAACTCAAGTGCTTTAGTAAACAAGATTGATTCTATCTCAGAAAAAGTAGAGAAAGTCATGGAACAAATGTATGGATACTATGAGGAAGCTGATCCATCAGAGATATATTTTGCTGAAACAGGAAGTAGTATGAAAGAGTTAGAAGAATGGGATGTGGTAAACAAACCACAACATTACCATAAGAATGGTATGGAAGTCATTGATATCATTGATGCTTTTACTCCTGACTCTTACAGCTACTGTATGGGTAATGCTATTAAATATTTATTACGTCATCAAGATAAAGGTAAACCAGCACAAGATTTAGAAAAATGTGTATGGTATATTAACCGTATGATTAGTGATTGGCGTAACCAATAAACCAAACTAGAGGATAAACCTATGAGCACCTTGCTCTTTGACATAGAGGCTGATGGTCTAAATGCAACAAAAGTATATTGTATTGTTACAATTGATACAGAAACTGAAGAAGTTAAAACCTATGGACCTGATGCTTTGCATGACGGAGTGGCTAGTCTTCTATCCGCTGATCGCCTTGTCGGCCATAACATTATCGGTTATGACATTCCTACCTTGGATCGCCTTTATAATACTTCTCTTCTAAATAAACCAGTGCATGATACCTGGGTTATGTCCCAGACGCTACGCTACACCCGTACACACAAGCATGGACTAGCTGGTTGGGGTGAGTACCTTGGAAACAAAAAGATCGAGTACAGCGACTGGAGTGCGTTCTCAGAGGAAATGCTACAGTATTGTATCCAAGATTGTAAAGTCAACTTAGATGTGTACAAAGTATTACTTAAAGAATACGCTACAATCTACAAGAAGAATCCAATGATTCGTGATGGGTTACAAGTAGAGCAAGCAATTGCTAAAGTAAATGTTATGATGCGTACTGATGGTTGGAGATATGATGAAGATCTAGCCAAGCAAACAGAAGCTATGTTTGTAGAACGTATGCATCAAATCGAACGCATCTTAGAACCTAAGCTAGGAACATATGAGGTATTCATTGACAAAGAACCTAAGACACCTAAGTTTAAAAAGAACGGGGAGTACGCTGCTGCTACCGTTAGGATACTCTCAGAGTACTTTGGTAAGGAAATCAAACCAACAGACACCCATCTCATGCCAGCAGGTAAACAATTCCAGCGGTCCAAAGTGGAGCAAATTGACTTGGGGCAAATCGCTTTAGTCAAAGAGTGGTTGTTATCTCAAGGTTGGGAACCTGATGATTATACTCGTAAGAAAATGCCTGATGGTTCTTGGAAGAACATGGGTCCAAAACTTACTGATACCTCACTAGAAAAGTTTGGTACAGATGGTAAGATGATCTCAGAGTATTATACTTTACGTAATCGATTATCTGTCCTTGAAGGATGGAAGGAGAAAGTAAAAGATGGTAGACTCCACGGAAACATGTGGACTATTGGAACTCCGTCGTTCCGTTGCAGACACGAAGTCATTGTTAACCTCCCTTCAGTTGATGCTACCTACGGTAAGCCAATGCGAACAGTTCTCAAGTCAGATGAAGGTGATGTCATCGTTGGATGCGACTCTTCAGGAAACCAGCTTAGAGGATTGTGTCACTACCTTAAGAACCCTGAATTCACAAATGAAATCATTAATGGAGATCAGCACCAGCGTAATGCAGATGCTCTCTCAAGAGCAATAGGGAAAGAAGTTAGTCGTCAGACTGCTAAAGGTTTCCTATACTGCTATATGTTTGGTGGTGGTGATGCTAAGTTGGGTGAGGTGTTGTCTGGATATCGTAACCCTAAAGTAGGTAAGGTAGCCAAGGATGCATTCTCTAAAGCAATCAAGGGATTGGGTGAGCTTAAGCAGAAGATAGAACGTGAGTGGGAAGAAAAGAAACTTACTCAAGGTATTGGTTGGATTGAAGGACTAGATGGTAGACCTGTCTTTGTACCTAGTCAACACCAGTGTCTTAACTATCTACTACAATCAGCAGAAGGTATCACATGTAAGGCAGCAGTAGCATACGCTATGGAAAAGATACAAGGAGAAAACTTACGAGCTAAACCACGTATCTTTTATCATGACGAGATGGCATTTACTGTACATCCTGATGATGCTGAACGTGTAGGAGAGATTCTTAAAGAAGCTTTCCAAGAAGCACCCAAAACATTCGGCATTGAATGTATGGAAGGTGGTAACTATGTCATAGGAGAAAGTTATGCAGATGTACACTGATGATCCATTCGGTAAAGCAATAGAAAATGCAGATAAAGAGTTTGATAATAACCCAGAAAACTTTCCAGTTATTGTTGACCCTAGGGCTAGAAAGCCTAAGGTATATACATCGGGTATTACTCTTATTGATGCTGACTCTATCCTCTTTAAAGTATGTTGTACACAAACCACAAACAGTGGTATTCGTAAACACATCAAAGAAGAACTTAGCTACATCGATAGGAAATGTATGTATGATCGTGTACAAATTGCCTTAAAAGGTAAGGGTAACTTTAGATACAATGTATTCTCTGACTACAAATCTAATCGTCCAAACTTAGATGAAGATCTACGTGAACGATTAAACTATGCTCATGAATGGGTACTAGATAACTACCCTGCAGTAACTGCTGATGGGATGGAAGCAGATGATCTAGTATCTATCTGGGCATGGGAAGCATTGAATAAAGAGATGCCATACATTGTTGCACACATTGACAAAGACTTAGATCAAATCCCCGGTGAACACTTTAACTTCAATAAGAAAATAAAGTATACTGTATCTGCTATGGATGGATACAGAAAACTTATTGAGCAGTGGATCACTGGAGATAGTGCTGATGGTATCCCAGGAATTAAAGGATACGGTCCAGCCAAAGCTAAGAAGGCTATCAATGGGGTACTACCTGAGAATCTAGAAGATTGCGTCAGGAGGCTGTACAAAAACCTAGGGTATGATCAAGAGTACTGTCAACAAATGTATGACTGTGTATACATGCTACAATCGTGGGACGAATTATATGTACATGAACCATCGCTTAAACCTGAAACCGATATCAGCGAACAGGATGTTCTATCGGATGAAACAGAAGACAGCGGACTACAAGAACTATCAGAATGATATAAGGGATTTAATCATTCTCTCTGATGGTAATCAATTTGAATGGCCTTTCGGTAAGGATGAGCATGTGTATTTCAATGTGCATGTTGGTCTATCAAACAAAGCAGCAGACTTAGACAACATCATTAAACCACTGCTGGATACATATCAATCTATGTATGAACCGTTTAATGATAAGAACGTATATGGAATCTCCCTGATGAAGCAAGTTGTTTCTAAGGGAGATGAGTATTTAGATGTCAGTATTATAGGAATAAATATAAATGATTCAAATGACAACGCCTAAAGACACTTACACTGTAGACTATCCACAAGCAGTTGAGTATCGTAACAAACAAGCAGCTATCTTTTGGCCTCCAGAAGAAGTTAAAGTGGGTAAAGATAAACAAGATATCCTAGTCAACATGACACCAGCAGAACGTCATGGTGTTATTACAACGTTAAAACTATTTACTAAGTATGAATTAATTATTGGTGAAGAGTTCTGGTTGACTAAGGTTATGGAAGCTTTCCCAAGACCAGAGATTCAATCGATGGCATCTTTGTTTGGAGCTATGGAGTTGTCAGTACATGCACCATTCTACGCTAAATTAAATGAGGAGTTGAACCTTGCAACAGATGAGTTCTATAATTCGTACCTTGAAGACCCAGTACTATCTGATCGAATTGAGTTTCTTGATACGATACTATCTAGTAAAGACCTCGCTTATTCGTTGGCTGCGTTCTCTTTCATTGAAGGTGCAGTATTATATTCAAGCTTTGCCTTTCTAAAACATTTCCAAACTAATGGGAAGAATAAACTATTGAATGTAGTGTCTGGTATTAACTTCTCCGCACGAGATGAAGCATTACATTCAGAAGCTACTGGTTGGTTGTTCCAGCAATACACTAAAGAAGCAGGGATAACTCACGAAGATTACGAAGAAAAGATTAAAGAGATCGCAGAAGTAGTCTACGGTCATGAAAAAGCAATCATTCAAAAGATATTCTCTCAAGGAGATATCGAAGGTATCACAGAAACACAGTTAGATTCATTTGTTAAGTCTCGTATTAATATCTGCTTACGTAATCTAGGTTACAAAAATATGTATGAAGTAACATACAACCCTATCGCTGAATACTTCTACAAGAGTATCAATGGGTATAGTATGAATGACTTCTTTGTATCAGTGGGTAACCAGTATGAACGATCATGGACAGGAGAAGGGTTTACCTTTTAACCCATCAGACTTCCCTGTAACAAAACAAAAAGTATTTATGGATGATGGTAGAATCTTTATGAAAGAAACTACCTACCATACAAGTAATATAAAACTAAATGATTACACCTGTAGATGGGTAGAGATACCCTCTCAGGTTGAACCTAAGCCCACAGGTAACAATAATATGAGAATGTATATAGGAAAGTATGCATCGTATTATTGGCAAGAGTGTGGCTGTTATGTCAGACTAAATCAAGAGTGTCCTCACGGGAGTAGAGACAGTTGAGTATTTATAATAAACTATCAGAAGAAAGAAAGAAGCTGCAAGCAGATGGTGAATGTCCTGAATGGTACACTACTGGAGGGTATCAATTATTTAAAGAAAAGTATTCTTACCCAGATGGAAGTACTCCTAAGCAACAATACAGACGTATCGCAGATACACTAGCAGTACACACAGATAACCCTCAAGTATGGAAGGAGAAGTTCTTTGAATTGTTGTGGAAAGGATGGCTGTCCCCATCAACGCCTGTTCTTGCTAATGTTGGAACAACCAGAGGACTTCCCGTCTCTTGTGCAGGATCGTACATTGGAGACAGTGTTGACTCAATCTATTCCGCCAAAAGAGAAGTGGCAGCTCTTACGAAACAAGGATTCGGAACTGCGTCATACATTGGAGATATTAGACCACGAGGTGCAGAGATTAGCATCGGAGGGAAAGCTTCAGGCACTCTTCCAATCTTAAAAGGATTCCAACATGACATGGAGTATGTAGCACAAGGTACTTCACGTAGAGGTTCTTGGGCAGGTTACTTACCCATTGAGCATGGGGATTTCTATGAGGTCTGCGAAGATCTCCAACACAATCCAGATGGTAATAACATTGGATGGTGTGTATCCCAAGACTTCATCGATAAGATGCAAGCAGGGGATAAAGAATGCATTGATCGTTATAAGAAAGCAATGCATACTAAAATGCTTACAGGTAAAGGATACTTTTTCTTTCCTGATAAAGCAAATGCCAAACGTCCTGAGTGGTATATCAAACATGACTTGGATATTAAATCACCACAGTTATGTGCAGAGATTATGCTACACAGCTCAGAAGAATACACATACACTTGTGTGCTATCTTCAATGAACCTAGCAACCTACGATGAATGGGAAGGAACAGATGCAATCTACACAGCGACAGTATTCCTTGACAGCGTATGTCAAGAGTTTCTGGAAAGGAGTAAAAACCTACCGGGGTTGGAGAAAGCTTGGCTATTCACGAAGAAAAGCAGGGCGTTGGGCTTGGGAGTCTGTGGTTTCCACACTGCACTCCAACAAAGAGATATAGTCTACGGTTCATTTGAATCGATGATGTTTAACAATAAAGTTTTTAAGGAGTTAGAAGATGAATCAAAACGAGCTAGTAAATACTTGGCAGAAACTTGGGGAGTCCCTGCTTGGATGGAAGGGTATTCCTACGCCAATACTCACAGAATCGCTATCGCACCCACTAAGTCAACAGCCCTTATCATGGGAGGAATCTCTGAAGGCATTAACCCTGACACAGCAATGGTATACACTCAACGTACAGCTGCTGGAGAAGTCGATCGAATTAATCCAACACTATACAAACTCATGCAAGAGCGAGGAGTCTACAACAAAAGAACAGTAGAACGTATCCGTGATAACATGGGGTCTGTTCAAGAAGAAGAGTGGTTAAGTGATCATGAGAAAGAAGTATTCCGTACTGCCTTTGAAATCCCACAGAAGTCAGTGGTTCAGATGGCTTCTGCAAGATCGAAGTACATCGATCAATGGCAAAGTCTTAACCTGTTCTTTAGCGCAGAAGAAGACGAATCCTATATCAATGAGGTACACAAGGAAGCTTTCTTAGATCCTAACATTCTTGCTCTGTACTATGTGTATAGTAAAGCAGGAGTCCAAGCAAGTAAGGATGAATGCATGGCTTGTCAATAGGAGTAAGTATGAGTGGGGATAACAGTAATCCTACAGATAATTCAGTTAATCCTATTCAGTGGATTACTTCTCACCTCTTACCTGACGGTACGAATAATGTGGAAGCAACACAGCGAAGAGGTGAAGAACTTGAAGCTGAAGCGGAACAACTTAGAGTTAGAGGTGAACAACTTGCAGTTAGAGTTGAAGCTCGCCAGACAGACAATCATGGAAATGAAGATGGAGATGGTGAATGAAAGTCAAGATGGGTAAGTACACTGACTCTGAGCAAGAAGTTAAAGTTCGTATTGATCATTGGGATACATGGAACATGGATGTATCCCTAGCTCATATCATACTACCAATGCTAAAACAAATGGTAAATGATAAACAGGGAGCACCTAACGTAGATTGTGAAGATGTTCCTGAAGAGTTAAGGGTTACTGATACTGAACTAGAATCTTATAAACAAACTGGTGAAACAGATACTCATTTCTTTGATCGATGGGATTGGGTATTAAATGAAATGATTTATTCATTTGAAACTAAAGTAAGTGATGAGGATGTCTTATCACAATACTGCACTGTAGATAAACTAGAAGAAGCCAAGAAAGTACAAGAGCGTATTAGTAATGGGTTTAGATTGTTTGGTAAGTACTATGAAGCATTGTGGACATAGATAATATATGATCCATATATGTTGCTTTTGGGTGTAAATGGGTATTATAATGTACATATATGTTGCTTTTATAGTGCATTCGTGTACACCTATTAGCGCATAGAAATGTCATAACTGTAGTTTATTAGCGCATAAAAATGCATAGTATATCTATGCAAAGGAGGATACATGATTAAGTTTGAATACATACCGTGGAAGCCTACGTTTGCTGATGCATCAGAGCCTTCCCCTGTGAAAGGACTAACTATGACACTGTGTGATAGCGTCACATGGCAAGAGGCAACGACTGAGTTCCATAACTTCCTACGTGGGGCAGGGTATGTGGTCCCGTATGACTTTGAGGAGAAAAACACATGAAGACAGGAACAATTCAAGTAAAAGACTACGTTGAACATGAGGATGGATCTGCAACACTGGTTGTGGATACAGACACAGAGGCTACCCGACTGCTAGTTGAGGTGGGTCTACAACGGTTGCTTGAGAAGGCTATGAATAATGAGGATGGCTATGAATTTAAAGAAGGTGTATCTGAAGCTACTGAAGGCTCAATGCAAAAGGAATTGGGACAAAGCGAGAAAGCTTAATGCCAAGATTATAGGTTTAGAATTAAAACTTAAAAAGAAAAAGTAATTCATCGTGAGGACAATAGAATGACTTTAGAAGAACTAGAAAGAAAGGTTTACTCTTGGGGTGTAACACGTGGTATCTTAGTCAATGGTAAAGCTGAGACTCAAACCCTGAAGCTTACCTCAGAGTTAGGTGAGTTAGCTGATAACATTGCCAAGGGTAGATACAAAGAAGCCAAAGATGATATCGGTGATATGATTGTTGTGTTAATTATGATAGCTGATCTAATTGGTACAGACATAGCACAGTGTCTTCAAGTAGCTTACGATGATATTAAAGATCGTAAAGGTTACTTGAATGAGCAAGGAGTGTTTGTTAAAGAAGGTGATGAGGTGTAGTATGTTGCTTCACGAAGATACCTTTAACAACAAGAAGTTTAAACGAGCAGAAAAGATTAACAATAGAAAGCCAAAGAAGAGGACATACTATGGCAAGCGCAATTGGAGAGATTGGGACTAGTAACTGCGTGAAGAGACACCAACCGTGTGATGATTGTGGGAGCAGTGATGCTCTCGCAGTCTATGATGATGGACACACATATTGTTTTAGTTGTACTAAATACACAGCCCCACCTAGAGGATCAAATATGGGAGCAGAAGTTATTGAATTTACAGATAGAGATACTATTGAGTCAGTGGGAGTTATTAGTTCTTATCGGAGTTATCCTATTTCTACGAGAAATCTACGTCAGGAAGTAGTAGATCACTTTAATGTTAAGATGAGTGTGAATGAAGATGGTATGCCTGAAGCACACTACTATCCATACACTCGCAAGGATAAACTAGTAGCTTACAAGAAGCGTACTCTACCTAAAGACTTTTCTGTCATTGGTAACTTTGCTGGGATTGAGTTGTTCGGTCAACAACAAGCAATGGAATCAGGTGGTTCTAAACTAATCATCACAGAGGGTGAGCTTGATTGTCTTGCTGTAGCTCAAGCAATGTATGAAAGGTATGATAGGTATAGCTCTGTTGTATCTATCCCTTCAGCATCTCACGTTAAGACTATCCTAGATAATCGAGAGTTCATTAAGAAGTACAAAGAAGTTATCTTAATGTTTGATCAGGATGACGCTGGTGAGAAAGCTGTAGAACAAGCTGCTAAGATTATTGGTGCTGAACGTATCAAGGTAGCTAAGTACAACTACAAAGACCCATGTGAGTTATATCAAGCAGAAGGTAGCCAAGGTATTGTCTCTGCTTTCTGGGGAGCATCTCAGTATAACCCTGCAGGTATCCTAACTGGTGATGCTATTTGGGATAAGTTTATTGAACGTAAGAACATTGAAAGTGTAGCTTACCCTGATTGTCTTGGAGGATTGAATGATAAACTCGGAGGTATACGACAAGGTGAGATTACTCTATTTACTTCTGGTACTGGTAGTGGTAAGAGTACTGTTATTAAAGAGATCGTTCTTGATGTACTGGACAAGACTGACCACAAAGTTGGCCTCATTTCTCTTGAGGAATCTGTTGGTGATACTGCAGAAAAGTTCATTGCAATGCAGCTTCAACGACCTCTCATTGGAGATCCAACTCTCACGGATGATGAGCTACGAGAAGGTTTCAAATCTGTATTCGGAGATGAACGACTTGTTCTTCTTGATCATCAAGGATCTGTATCAGACGCTAGCCTTCTGGAAAAGATAGAGTACATGGCGTTAATGGGTTGTAAATACTTAGTACTAGACCACATTACTATTGCTGTATCGGAAGGATCGGAAGGTCTTACAGGTAACGAAGCTGTAGATAAAGTAATGTCAGACTTACTTAAGATTGTGAAGAAACACAATGTATGGTTAGGTCTTATCTCTCATCTACGTAAAGCTCAAGGTGGTAGATCTTTCGAGGAAGGTCACCTAGCATCCATCGATGACATCAAAGGTTCTGGTTCTATTAAACAGATTAGCTTTGACATCGTAGCCTTTGCACGTAACCTAGTATCAGAGTCTGACCTAGAACGTAACACGATTAAGCTACGTGTACTTAAAGCACGATTCACAGGTAACACAGGAGATTGTGGTACTGCAGTATATAATCCTAAGACAACTCGCCTCTCTGCTGGAGGTCAGTTCGACTATAGCTGAGGACATTTATGAGCTTAGATAATATAACAGGTTACCTTGTTGCCAAGATTGGTAGCAAGGGTAAACCTTCTGTTGGTGTGAGTATTCTCAAGGGGTATGGGAATGTACGCCCACACCTCTCAGAGCTTTCGTTAGTAGCACTAGACACTCTGGTGCTATACATAACACGTAACAATCCACCATCAGATCCTGCTGGTATTGCTAAGTTAACCCTAATCTCCACACGTATTGGTCATGAGGTAGCCTCTAGGTTATTTGATGATAAGTTAGAATGGAGAGACGCAGTACGTCTAGGAGATCTATTTGTAGAAGCCTTCTATCAAATGGGTTACATAGATATCAAGTACCCTAAGATAAAAGACAGTAGCTATACTGTGGAGTTTACTGAGGAAGGGCTAGAGTTTATTGATGAGTTACCGACATCATTAGATCCCTATCGTCTACGTGGTACTGTCTTTGATAAACCAAAAGATATCGAGACACTAATACAGAAACACCCATCACTCCAAGGATTAGATATTAGATATCCAATTGTCAAAGGGTGGGGTCCAGATGAAGCTACATGTTTCTTATCCATGAAAGGATTACCTTGCATAGAGGCAGCTAACAAACTGCAACAGACTCCTTGGAGGATCAACCAGAATGTACTTAATGCGGTACATAGTGTAGACCTAACAGAGGAGATCGAGGAATGTGAGGATGATCTAGAATTAGAACGTCTTAAATCTAAACAACTAAAGCTTGAGTATACTAAACGTAAAGCTGAAGTACTTAAGGATAAAACATTCTATCAACTCTTAGACTTTGACTATCGTGGTAGGATATACTATCGAGAATCAATCTTAAACTTCCAAGGATCAGACTACGAACGTGGTCTATTCTTATTTGATGAAGCTAAGATTGTAGATGAGGTAGGTCTTAAGTGGTTGAAGATACATGCTGCTAATTCATATAATCAGAGTTATAAATTATCACATATACCTGATTATTTTACGTATGATTATAACACATATCTTATAAATGAAGGATTAGAAAGTATCTCTGTTGACAAAATGTCAATCGAGGATAGGGTGCTATGGACTGAGAACAACATGGATCTCATCGAAATGGTAGTCTACTTTAACTCTCTACCTGATTGTGAGAAACCTGTCTCTTTCCTTGCTGCTTGCCATGAGCTAGTAAACTATAACAAGTTTGCTAATAGTGGATTAGATTACTATTCATCTTTACCTATACCTATTGATGGTGCTAACAATGGATGGCAACATCTAGGTGCTATCTCTAAAGATACACGTACAGGAGAGCTAGTAGGATTAGTCCCATCAGACATCCCTAAAGACTTCTATGTAGAAACTGCAAAGAAGCTAATAGAGATTACCAAAGATGAAGGACGTAGAGATATCCTTAGTCGTATGCCCATGAAGAAGATACGTAAAGGTATTAGTAAACGTGGCAGTATGACTAGAGCTTACTCAGCTGGTGCTCAAAAGATTGCAGAGAATATGTACAATGATCTACGTAAAGAAGGTTATGATGTTGAGTATGGTATTACAGAAAAGCACTGTAAGGGATTCTCACACGATCTAGTCAAAGCAATTGCAGCAGTATGCCCAGGACCACTTGAGACAATGAAGTACCTGCAGAGGATCGCACAGGAGGTCTTACATCAAAACCAATCTAGTGTATCTTGGGTTACTCCATCTGGTTTCTTTGTGAACTATGAGAAGTTCTATGAGAGACAAGAGAAAGTATCAGGTACAATTGTTGGTGTGGGTAAACGTGATCGTGTAATGCATGTAGGTTTAGTTATATCAGATAAGCCAGACCCTCGTGGGTTTGCTTGTGGTATCAGCCCTAACTACATTCACAGTCTCGATGCTAGCCACATGGCTAAAGTAATTACTGAATGGGATGGAGCATTCGGTGCAGTACACGACAGCTTCTCTACACACGCTTGTGATGTAGATGATTTATGTCAATTAACTAAACATATCTTTATTGATATGTACGATTATCCTAATTATTTTAACATGATTGAACGTAGTATTGTTAATGAAGTTAATATAATTGTAGAGCAACCTACACTAGGTACATTAAATATACAGGAGGTTACAAACAGTGACTACTTCTTCTCGTAAGAATTACAATATTAATACACTACGTGGTATGACTAACGATGATGACATGGATGTCTGTGAGACACTAGGTCTTGATACATCCTTAGCATACACACCTGAAATTATTCAAGCACAGCTAGATAAAGATGTTAAACCTGAATTACATGCTGAAGTTCTTAAACAATTAAAACCACTCATGTAAAC